ATGCTGACCGAAATCAACTTCGACGGGATCGTCGGGCCGAGCCACAATTACGCCGGCCTGTCGGCAGGCAATCTCGCCGCGACCGCGCATGCGGGTCAGGTGTCGCAGCCGCGCGCGGCGGCCTTGCAGGGCCTCGACAAGATGCGACGCAATCTGGCGCTAGGCCTGCGCCAGGGCGTGCTGCTGCCGCATCGCCGGCCGGACCATCGCTGGCTCGCGAGCCTGTCGACCGATTATGCGAGCGCCCCTGCCCTGTTGCAGGCGCAGGCGATGTCGGCGTCGGCGATGTGGGCGGCCAATGCCGCCACCGTCTCGCCCGCGCCGGACACGGCGGATGGCCGCTGCCATCTGTTGGTCGCTAATCTGATGACGATGCCGCATCGCAGCCATGAATGGCCCGAGACGCTGGCACAGCTACGCACCGCCTTCGCGCACGACGCCTTTGCGGTGCACGGGCCCATGCCCGTGCCGTTCGGCGACGAGGGCGCGGCCAACCATATGCGGCTGTGCGCGAGCCATGATGCGCCGGGCGTCGAGGTGTTCGTCTATACGGTGCCCGGCGGCCCCTTCCCCGCGCGCCAGCATCAGACGGCCAGCGAGGCGATCGCGCGCGCGCACCGCCTGTCGCCCGAGCGGACGCTGTTCGTGCAGCAATCGGTGGAGGCCGTGGCAGCGGGCGCGTTCCACAACGACGTCGTCGCGGTCGCCAACGAACGCGTGCTGTTCGCGCACGAATTGGCCTTTGCCGACAAGGACGGCTTCTACGCCGACCTGCGCCGCCTGCTGCCCGAGGTGGAAATCGTCGAGGTGCCGGCCAGCGAGGTGAGCCTGGCCGATGCCATCGCCTCCTATCTGTTCAATGCCCAACTCGTCACGACGGCGGACGGGCCGACGCTGGTTGTGCCGATGGAGGCGCGCGCCAATGCCGCCGTCTGGGGCTGGCTGGAGCGACATCAGGCCGGCAACGGGCCGATCCGCCGGGTCGAGACGGTCGACGTCACGCAGTCGATGGCGAACGGCGGTGGGCCGGCATGCCTACGGCTCCGCGTGGTCGCCGACCCGGCGACGGTCGATCCGCGTTTCCTGGTCGATGCGGCAAAGCTGGATGCGATCGAAGGAGTGGTGCGGCGCTGGTGGCCCGAGGCGATCGATCCGGCGGCGCTGGGGAATGCGGCGCTGGTCCGGGACGTCGAAACCGCGCACGCTCGGCTGCTGGAGGCGCTCGACCTGTCGGGTTACTTGACGGGTAACACGAACCCGCAGAAAAGCTAGCAAAATCGACGCGGTTTTCCTCGGTTTGAAGAATCACGGCTTGTTCTCCCAACGCAAAATGGCCGCATCTGCGAGCCGTTCCTGATCGCGCTGCTTCGCGTAATGCTCGACCATCTGGAGAGACTGACCCGATACCGCCGCGATCTCGCCTGTGGGGCAGCCTGCCTCCAAAAGGGCGATAACGGCGTTCTTGCGCAGGCCATGAGGCACGCAGCGATGGCCTAGCTCGGCGGTATATTCGGACAGCCACTTCGACACGGTGTCGCGTTTCAGCGGAGCGCCAGCGGCATCAACGCAAATGAGCAGTCCTGCCCGCGGGTGTTTGGCCAGCTCAACCTTCAGCGCGCCGTGCAGGCGGATGCGCAGCTTCTTCTCGGTCTTTTCCTGTGCGACGGCGACCCGATCATCATAGATATCGCTCCACGCCATGCGCAGAACATCGCCGATCCGCTGAGCAGTATAGTATAGCAGGTGGGCGACCAGACGGATTGTGTCGTCATCGGTTTTCAGCGCGGCGCGCAGGATATGCGGGGGCCACGGCTGATGTTCGCCCATCTTGAACTTCGGGATGCCGTCGCATGGGTTCTTGGCCATATACTCGTTGCCGATCGCCCAGGTGAACAAAGCTGATGAAGTCGCGAGGAATGCATTTGCCGCGCCGGGCTTATCCGCCATCCCGTCGACCAGCTTTCGCATGTCGCCCTTGGTGATTTCGACCACCGGAGCGGTAGGAAGCAGTCTCTCTAGCTTTCGGAGGTAAATGTCATAGCGCTTCTTCGAGGCGGGTTTCAGCGCACGGTACGCCGGGCTTTTCTCATACAGGCCAACCAGCTTCGGCACGCGCATTAGATCAACCGTCACGCCAGCGTTGCGCGTGCGGTGACCCATAAGGGTGGCGTAGCTACCGCCGAAGTCCGAGGATCGCAGCGCCGGCAGCCGGACGTAGACTTTCTTCCCGTCCACCAGTTTGCCGGTGTCGAAGTAGTAATAGTCCTTGCCCTTCGAGCGGACGCGCTTGACGTACTTAGGCAGCAAGGCCCGGCTGATCCTTTCGCCAATCTGTTGCGGCGCCAGCAATGCGCCGTAGATCCTCGTCTACAGCATCGCGGAACCAGTGGTCTTCCCCGCCGAGCTTGACCGGTAGCGGTAGACGGCCAGCGGCAACCTCCTGCGTGAACTTGGCGGGCGCGAGGTCGCAATACCGGGCAGCAGTCGTGCGCTTCATCATGCGCGGCCAATCGGGTGCCTCAGCCATGCCCCCTCCCCTTCACCTTATCCAGCTGTTCCAGCAACCGTCGCTCCCATTCGGGATGATCGCGGGGCGGCTGCACCTTGGCTACGGCATCCGGCATGCGTGGCGCGTCATACTGCGGCATCATGGCTGCTTCTCCTTCAGGAGGTGGGCGCGGACGGCGAGGCCAAGCGGGGTGAGGCGCCAAGTCGTATCAGGCCACACCCGTCCCTTGCGGCGCTCACCATCGCCTCGCCTGCATAGCGAATAGGTCCGGGCGACTTGCTGTTCAGGGTCGCCCTCTAGCCGGTTGCGGATGGCCCAGAAGCTAACCTCTCGGGGCGCATCCTTATCATGGGTACGAGGTTTCCCATCTTCGCGCATCCACAGCACAGCGGCCTTCTGCGCCTTCGTGAGGGAAGCGCAGATCGCGGGCACGTCGGGCGTCATGGGCGTCATGCGCGGCCTCCGATGTTTGCTTCCCGCTCAATCCGCGCAGCCTGGGACTGACCGATCTTGATGCCCTCGCGGAAGTTTCGGCCGGCGGCTTCAACGGCTCGGCGGGTATCCTGCGGACTGACCGCGCCCAACACCATCAGGCTGCCGAACTGAGCCCCTGCCAGCATCGACGCAGCCGACATGACGGCGGACATGGCATCGCGCGGGTCGTCTACCATCGACATGTACGGGGTCGTCGCCAGCTTCATCGCATTGAGCAGTTCGAAGACCATGCTGTGCAGCACGTCTCCTTGCGCGATCTCGCGGGTCTTTAGTTCCTCATTGTCCATTGGGCGTGTCCCGGATGGAGGGGTCATGCGGCGATGTGCGTGCGACATGTAGCTGGTGCTTCAGTTTGGCTACGTTCATCACCAGCGGCTTCAATTCATCGGGCGCGGCGTCATAGGGCAGCGTCTTACGGTGCCTACCGCCGTTCAGCCTTGCTAGCACTCCGCGCGGGATCGCCTCCCAATTCGAAGGCGCGCAGTTCTGTTTGTCGCCATCCAGGCACTTGAGGGCGTATCCGTCCGGTATCGGCCCGTTTGCCGCTTCCCACTCGATACGTTGAACAAGCTGCCAGCGGGATTGCATCGGCAGCCCATCGTGCATCTTGCGCTCGCGGTAACCGTCTTCGGTGATTCGCTCGGTTCCAATAGGCTTGTAGAGCGCATTCGCCCGACCGGTGCGGGAGCCTTTCTGAAACCGGGTGGCTGCGCTATTCGGGTGGTACGGCATCCGCTTACCCTTGTTCACGGGAACATCGCCGGGGTTGAATTGCCCAGTCCTGCCGGTCAGCCAGCCGTTCCGTTTGCACAGGGCGTTGAGGTTCTGAAGGGACACGTCATTGCGCCCAAAGTGCCGACAGAACGCCGCATGTGTTTCATGCCGTGGATCGGTCTTGCGCGCCTCGATCCACGCCAGTTCCTCGGCGGTGTAGGGGATCCACGAGCCTTTCATTTGCCGTCACCGATTTGGCGCGGGGCAGCATCGGGCGCGATGTTCGCAAGGTGCGGCGCGAAATGGTAGCCATGACCCGCAAGCAGGGTCGCAGCCTTCAACTGCAAGTCCGCGTTTTTGATGATCTGATCGGCTACTGACACGATCGCGTCGGCGCGCTTGGCTTCCTTTTCGATCTGCTCGTCGGTCAATTCCTCATCGCCCAGGCGCTCGATCTGAGCGAACAGGTGATCGTTCAAGTCGGATAGCTTGTTCTTCATCACTTCCCCCCGTCCTGCTGGCCGATGGTGGCGGGGCGTTCCTCATCCCACATCTGGCCGACGATCGAGCAATTTAGCGCGGCGATCATTTCGGCGGTCAGGTGACAGCCTGTGCCGCGCTGATACGCCCGCTTCATGCGGTCAAGCGCGTCTTGTGCTTCGTCCAGCCCGCTCACGCCCGCTCTCCCCCGATGGTGGCGGCAGTACCGCTGTCCGTGAGGGAGGCAGGCTTGGCAATCCATTCCCGCAACAGCTTGGCTTGCGGTGTGAGGCGCAGCACATCGAGCAACTCCGGCTCCCAAGTCTCCAACTCGACCACAAGGTCACGGATCAGGCCGATCGCCTTGTCCTTGGCGCGTTCCCGCACGCTCGCGGTCGCGGTACCGCTGTCCGTGATCCCGAACGTCTGAAGGTCGGATATTTGATTTTGCAGGTCCGACACGATTTCGGACGGGTAGTTCATGTAGTGATAGCCCTCTGGCAATGCCTCCATGAGCGCGCGCCCGACATTCGCCATATCTCGCACCTCGGCCAGTGCCGACGTGTAGCCCTTCGTCTGCCAGTCGTCGGCCGCGTTCTCAATCGTCTCCATGATGTCGGCGTGATCGGGTGCCGCACCGCACTCCCGCACGCTCGCGGTCGCGGTGGCCTTGGGGGACGTGGCGAGGGCCGCGTTGATCGCATGGACGATGGTGGGCCAGCGGAAAAACACGTCCTTCAGGCCGGCATCCGTCCAGCCGTCATGTTCACCATCGGGGTTCTGCAACGCCCGCTTCACGCCTGCGATCAGGTCCGCGTCAGCTTCCCCCTCCCCGCTCGTCAGCCCCTCCACAGGCGATGTTCGATATCCCCGCGCCCAGCAGAACGCCGCGTATGCCGCAACGTCGAGCGGATCGCCTTTGGCGACATGCTTCGCCAGATCGCATTGACAGTCGGCCTCCCAGTCGTCGGTGCGCCAGTTGTCGGAATAGCCGTACTTCGCCTCCGCGCGGGCGAGTTTCACCTTCAGCGACCGGGCGAAGGCGTCGATCATCTTCTCGGTTTCGGGGTGGAGTGCGGGCGTCATGCTGCGTTTTCCTCGTGCCAAGTGTCAATTTCAGCGCGCACGGCGTCCCAGGTCGCACCCCACACTTGCCGGGTGTCGCCTTCGCCGTCGAAGCTGGGGTGGGTTGCGGTCCAGTCAAACGCACGAGTAGGAATGGGTGGCGGGTTATGTTCGATCTGCCAGCCGCGGTAATCGTCGCGGCGTTCGCTCGTCAGCCCCTCCACCTGTGGGGCGGAACGGCGCGGACGGGCGCACGGCTCGAGCTGATTATCGCGATCGGCTCGCTTCCCGCACCGCACGCAATCGCCGAGGTAGAAGTCGCATGGCTCGCCCTGCCCCGCATTGACGATCGGTTTGCCGACGCTGGCAAGGTGATCCGCGGCAATCGTGATAGATGGGACGCCGATGCGGGTCGCGTGCGCGCGAACGACCGCAATCGCCGCATCCACGTCCCCCGCACCGGCCATGTCGGTAGACGCGAGGGCGGATTTCAGGCGAGCGTGTGCAGGATCGACGTGACCCATGAAGTCGCGCAACGTGCTTTCCAGATCCCCGTCCATCCATTCCAGATCGTCCAGCCGATCGGAAAGGAATTGCGCGGTGGCCCGCAGTTCATCTCCCCCGCGTGCCGGGGAAGCCAAATCCTCGCGGACATACCGGACCCAGGGCTCGCCGCATTCCGGGTCTTCGCACACCTCTTCCGGTGCAGGCGATGCCCAAGTGCGACCGTCGCCATGATCGGCAGTGTCGTCGCAGATCGGAGAGAGCCAGATCGATTCAGGATTGCGCCGGATATCGAACGTGACCTCTGGCGTGCTTTGGTTAGCGGGCATGGGGATGGCTCCACTTGGCCTCGACCGCCGCGATGATCTTGCAGCAGGAGGCGCAGTCGGTTGGGTTCTGTTCGGTGCGCGCGTCGCAGATGTGCATCAGCGTTCGCCCATGCCGGCGATCAGGTCGTCCGTGATGCGCTCGCCGCGGTCCTCGTCGGCCGGCCCTTCCTGCGCGCTCGGGTTATCGTCAGACAGCGTGCCATCGTTGGCCTGGGGCTCGGCATGGCCCAGCAGGGCGGCGGCAGAGAGGGGCTGTGCCTGCACCGTAGGCATGCCGCTCATGGGCTGGTAGTCGCGCGTCTCTTCGGCAATATGCAGGCCTTTCAGCACGTCGCTGAAGCCATCGCGCAGGGCGAAGGCACGCGCGCGCATCTGACGCATGCGGGCGGGATATTGCGTCCACGGACCGCTCTTGCCGGCGAGGCCCGCTTTCTTCGCATCCTCCATGCTGAAGCTGCGCACGATCGGCGTAGAGCGGCCGACGCGGTTGAGGCGGCACGTCGCGATCTGGCCGTCGTCCGTCTCTTCCATGTCTTCCAAGAAGCCGGACGCCTGCACCAGCGCCAGCGCGCCGTCGCCCCACAGTGAGGGGTTGTTGCCGATGACGGCGATCGACTGGAGCGCGGCAAAAGGCGTCAGCCCGACCTCGGCGCCGGCCATGATGCCGACCATGATCTTGTTCTGGTCTTGCCCGTAGGCCTTAGGCGTCATGCCGGATGCCGCGAGTGCGCCCGACAGCTTCCACGCTTCCTCCAGCGTCGTCGGCACGAAGGCGGCGAGTTTCTGCCCGGAGGCGACGACGACCTTGCGGGGGGCGGGCTGTTCTGCGGCGGTGATTGCGGTGGCCATGGTCTGCTATCCTTAAAAAGGGATTTGATCGTTGCGGCTGCGGCGCGCTTGCTCATCCTCGCGTCGGTATTCCGCCAAGACAGCTTCGATGGTCTGTTTGGCGCTGGTGATTTCGCGAGCATCTGGGACGCGCGCGGCGTCAACCAGCCTTTCAAACTCAGCGAACGTGAGGACGATGGCCGTCTCTTCGCCTAGCCTACGAAGCCGCCCGTTCTGAACATCCCCAAGATACGCATGAACATCTGATAACTTGGCGGCGATGTCGCGCTCAGTGCCGCGCCCCTCAGCGGCTGCGGCAAAACCACGCATCCACCACAGCGCATCGGCTAGCTTGTCCCGTGCGTCTTGCATGTCGATCATGCGGCTTCCTTCTCAATGAGTTGATCGATTTCACGGCGGGCCCAGCCGCTAACACCGCACACGGCTGGCTCGTCAGCGTAGCCGGGCCAGCGGTCGGCGCTCAGGCAGTCTGCGAAGGTGCGGATCGCGCGGCGGTTGAGTGCCCGCCCGTATTCCAGATCCTCGTCGCTCAGCGTCCACAGCGCCACGGGCAGATAATCGCCCTGCTCCCAGCCTTTGCCGGGCTTCTCGACCACTGGGTGAACGTAGAGTGGCGGGCGCTTGCCAAGCACTGCTTCGATGCCGTCCAATTCCAACGCGGCCGACATGAAGTAGCGGTACTTGGTCACGTCGGCCTGAAAGCCCGTCTGCGACGCATCGGCCGCTGTCTTGACGTTGATCCCACACGACAGGTTGTCGCGCAGCCAATCCGGACGGCAGCGCAGCCACACACCCGTTTCGGCATCCTGCCATGCCAGCGTCACCTCGGGTCGTCCGTCGGACATCAGCGCATCGCACGTCGGGTGATCGCGCATGGCCTTCACCATGGCGTCGATCTGGTCACGCTCTTCCGCGCTAACTATCGTGCATCCTGCTGCTTCCGCCGCATCGGCATCGGCGATCTCGCCGGCCATTGCCTTGCTCTTGGCGCGGCTGAAGCCTTCCGGTGTGACGTGATAGCAGTTCCGGTCCTGCCACCGCTCAGGCAGTAGCAGCGCGTCATGAAAAGCCGACCCCAGCCGTAGCGCGTCGGTCTGCTCCTGTGGCTTGCGGTTCGGGTTGAGCGGCGAACCCTCCCAATAGTGCCGCGGGGTGCAGCCTTTGGCCTGGAACGCGCCGCCCACCAGCTTCTTCAGCCCGGTCGAGCTGATCGACGGCGATGGGCAGATTTCCCGGCCGTGATAGTCCTCGTTGCTGATATCCTGGTACGCACCGGCCGTGGTGATGAGAGGCGCGTTCACGACAGCCACCACAGGCCAACGATCGTCGGCACCGCGACGAGGAAGATCGCTGCCAATGCCCACAGCTCGTAGGGCGCGACGGGGTATTCGACGCGCTCAACGGGCAGCAGATGATCCTGCCGCGTCGCATGGCGGACGCCTTCGAAGTGATTGGCTTGGTAGAGCATCAGTTTACTCCTTGGTTTGCGACGGCTTCCTCGGCGGCCCAGCGCGCTTCACGCTCAGCCCGGCACTTCGCCTCGTGATCTGCGAACAGCGCGTTGACCTGTGCCTGCCCAGCCACCTTGGCGGCTTCGAACGGAGCCGGATCGCGCCAGTATTCCTCGATCGTGCTGAACTCGTTCGCAGGTGCATCCGGCGCCCGGTAGGCGTCACGAGCGGCTCGCAGAATGTCAGCGGTCGGAAAGGCGACGCCCATCTCAGCGGCCTCCTGCGGTGTGGTAAATGCGGGTCGCCATGCCGTAAGGGCCGGACAGGGCTGACACTTCGGCGCCGTGAAGGGCGTTATCCTCGGCGTGGTCGTCGCTGATCGACTGGCGCATCAGCTCGCACAGAACGTTGTCCAGCTTGTCGAGCGCGTCCTGGTCAAAGTTGGCGAAGTCCTTCGCCTCAACGATACGCTGGATCAGGCCGATCTGGCGCGTCACGGACAGCGACTTGACGCTGCCCTCAATGGCGCGTTCGGTCGCAATGCGCTGTAGGTTCGCGTCATGCTTCATGGGATTGCTCCTGAGCGGCCGCGATGTACGCGAAGTCTTCCGGGGGCAGGTGAGACGCGAGGACACGGATTGCCTCACGAGCCGCAGGGCTGGCCTGCCGGGCTATCGAGAACGATTGCTGACACCACCCGGCGCCCGGCCATGCCTTCGCAATCTCCCACACGCGCTCGAAAAACTGAGCCTGTCCGTACTCGTCAAACTCGGTGAACAGGTCAGCGAGTTCACCCGGCGTCAGATCATTGATCTGGATGGTGCGAGTTACCCTCACTTCCCTTCCCCCTGCTGACGGGCGGCTGTGGCGGCTGAGCGGGCCTCAGCGAAGATCGCAGCTTGGCTTGCCGTGATCGGCGTACCGGCGACCGACAAGAGCGCAGTCAGTGCCTTCAGCAGGCGAGGCGCCGACACAAGCAGGTTGACATGCTCGCCGAACACATCGGCTACCAGATCACCCGGCTTGCCGTCTTCATCCGTCTCGTGAATGCTGCCGTAACCCAGCTCGTCGGTGACGAGCTGCCAGACGAGCGGCTGGTACTTGCCCACCTCTTCCCCGGTGATGGGGGTGCGGGGGGTCATGCGGACACCTGCGGAGTGTGCATTTCGGCCATCGCCTTCTGGCACAGCGCGGCGATCTTGGCGTTCGATGCGGCGCGATGGGCCTCAACGATTGGAACGGCCAGCTCCCAGGCCACATTGTACATGCGCCGGCTGCTGTCGCCGCTTGGCACGCCCAGCTGTAGGCCGTCCTGCTGACGACCGAACGCGTCGCGAATGTCAGGCGCCTTGTAGCGCGTCTTGGCCTCTGCCAGCTCTGCCAGCAGCTTATCGGCAGTCTCGACCTCGCGATACGCGTAGGCCAAGTCGCGAGCTGTCTCGAACGAGATCATGCTGCCTGCTCCAGCGCGGGCACGGCGCACGGCAAGTATGCGATCGGCGTGCGGTTCTCGGCAGCTTTCTCGATGGCCCGTGCAAGCGCCTCGCGGACGCTGGTGTCGCTGCTTCCCGACGAGCAACCGATGCCGTCTCGGGCGTGGCCTGCATAGTGAACGGTCGCGGTACGGACGATGCGGTCGCCAACCTGCATGCGGCCGAGCGCGATGCTGGTCAGATCGTTATCTGCTGCAACCTTGTCGAGGTATTCCTCAAAACTGGCCTGTGCCATGTCGTCGCTCCAATGCCGCAAGCGGAAAGCCGCGGCGTTGGGGACGTTATATATACGTATGCGTATAGCTGCAAGCGGTTTTTATCCGCTCGCGTATTTTTTATTCGCGATTATTCGATAGCCGTCAGGCCGGGATAATCGCCTTTACCTTCGCAGCCCACTCGATTTCGGCGTCTTCGATCAGCGGAGCATTGGTGCTGACCAGGTGGTAACGGCGGGGCTTCGATCCACGGATCACTCGTTTAACAAGCGTCCGACCGTCGACCAGTTTGACAACGCATAGGCAATTCAGGACCTCATCCTCCAGGACGGTCTGCTCGCCTGCGTAGATGAGCCGCCAGCCGTCCTCGGCCACCGGAATGAGGCTATCCCCTCTCACCTCCACCGCAACGGCCTTCCCACGTACAAACGGGGGCCGCTCGACGGTGCCGAAACCATCGCCATGCGCCATATCATCGAAGGGATATATAGCAGCACCGGCGCCAACATATCCAACGATTTGAACGTCTCCCGTTCCATCCGCCCGCATCGCCGTGCTTAGGAACTCTTCGACGGTGACGTTCGCCAACTGCGCGAGCCGCACCAGCGCATCATGCTTCGGCGCAGATCCGCCTTCCCACCTCGCCACGGTGGCTTGGGTAGCGCCGATTACAAATCCAAATTCGGTCTGCGTTTCGCCGCGGCTTTGACGCAGGAGCTTAATGCGATCGGCAAGGGGAGTCGTCATGCCGCGCGCATATGTCCGACTAGGCGCAAACTCCAATCCGCCCGCGCATATTACTGCTTGCGTATCTATACGCATACGTATATATCCGTCGCATGGCACATCGCTCTCTTGCGGACCGGCGCCGCGACCTTGGCCTGTCGCAGACAGACCTCGCCGGCAAACTGGGGATCAGTCAAGCTGCGGTATCCCGCGCTGAGAACGAGGATCGTTCCGACAAACGGTACGAGCTGTCGCTTGAAGCGCTGGAGCTTCGCGCCGCAATGGCCACCCGCCGCGCCCGCCCCACCGAGGGGGTCCGGGCATGAGATGGCAAGCCATCGCCGATGCGCGCGTGAACGAGGTGATGTTCGTTTGCGACGAGCGCGACGGTAAACCTTACACGGTCGCAAAGGCCTTCAAGTCGTTCGCCGGTATCTGGATGTATCCCGGAACGGTTGAGGAAATCGACTTCGAGCCGGCCTTTCGCGCGGATTACGACGAGCCCGGCAACCCGTTCCATTGGCCGCTTCCCTCGCCAAGCGAAGCTAGTTCGGGCGCGGCTGGTCTGCTCCGGCTGCGGGCAGAAGCTGCTGAATTTGTTCAAATAGGAGGGCAAGATGCACCTCAGCACGGTTGACCACGTCTTCCATTTCGGCGGTCGGCGTCGGAACGTGTGTGCGCATCTGACGAACGATGCCTTTGTGCGCGGCATCGGCGGCAAATCGCGGCGCCGGATCGGTGATGAGCCGATTGGCGATAAGCTGCGAAAGCACCATGCGGAAAGCCAGGACTGCGCCAGCCATTTCGGTTTTCCAGTCGTCTTGCACGCGATTCTCCAGCCAAGCCATTGCGCGCCAGACGGTAGCGCTGAGCAGTTGCCGCGCAAGCGCTCCTTGTTCGGGGAGCAGGCAGCATGATCGCCCTTACCATCGCCGCCTGGTGCGCCGTCATCCCGCCCACGACCGACGACCGCCAGCACGGCGAGGGGGAGCGGGTCCGGGGTGACGTTCAATCTCATGGGAGTGTCGAATAATGGCCACCCGCGCAAACATCTTGGGACAAAAACCTGTTCTGCCGAAAGGTCGCGTTGCGGCCCTACTGTCGGCAGGCTGGGCACGCATCATCGCCACGCACGGTAAGGGTGTGCTGGCCGATGCGCTTGACGTGTCTGAAAACACCATCGGCAATGCTTTGGCGCAGCGCACGACGCCGGAACTGCATACCGCGCTGAACAGCCTCTCGGTCGATCCAACTGCCTTGGACGAATTGTTGGCGGGTTACGGCTTCCGGCTATGTCCGCTGCATAGCAAGGCCGCAAATGATCTGGCCACCGCGGCCGGCGTCATCGGTGCCATGGGGGAGCTGGTCGAAGCGCTGTCTGACGGCGTGCGCGATCACAACGAGACGTTGGCCATCGCAACCCTGCTGCGCCCGCATCTGCCGGCGGTTCAGGCGATCGTCCACGAGGCGGATATGCTGCGAGGTGCCGCATGAGCATTTTCACCATGCTGGACGAGATGGCGCAGCGCCGTCGTCGTGAAGCCGCCCGGCGCGCACTGGCCGCAATGGTCGAAGCCCGCCGCAACAGCGCGGGAATCATCTCCTACGTCAAGCACCGTGAAGCTGCCAAGCGTGGCCGGGAGAGCCGGGCATGACGCGCCAGCAATACGAGATCATCCGCGCCATGAAGCAAGCGCGCGGTTGGATAACGTCGCGCCAGATCAATGAGGCGATTGGCGGCAAGGGCAGCCACCGGAATGTGATCGTGCAGATTCACTATCTGCGTGAAGAGCATCCCGAACACCTGATTGAGAGCGACCTGAGCGGTCCGGCGTCCAAGGGCTACCTGTACCATGGTGAGGTTGCCGCATGAGCTGGCAAAGCATTCATGACGAGCTTGACGCAATCAGCCGCACGCGCGCGCTTACGCTTCCCGAAAGCCTGAAGCTGGAAGAGGCGATCAAGAACGTCGATGCCAAGCGCCCTCCGCAAGTGCGTGACCGGTGGACCGCACGCGAAGAGCGCCATCTGATGACGATGGTCAAGTCGGGCGTCTCGATCAGCGAGGCGGGCCGCAGACTCGGCAAGTCGCGTTCGGCAGCCCTCGGAAAGTGGGGACGCCTTGCTGCTGGCGCGGTGTCGTCATGAGCGCCCACACCACCGAAGCTCAGGCGAAGATCGTCCGCGACGCGGCCAAGGCCATCGCCGGCCTCACGACCAACCCGCGCGTCATGACGGCGCTGATGACGCTGACGATCGCGGATGACGAAACGCTGGCGGCATTTGCGAGGAAGATCCGATGAGCAGCGGGACACCCTCCTATCGCGCACGGCAACCCGTGCTGCTGGCCGAACAGCTGATCGCTTGGAAGCGATACCGCGATGGCTGGTCTGTCAGTGACGTTGCGGTATCGATCGCGCGGTTGCCGGCCGAGACGCGGGTTATCCTGCATGGGGGTGCGATGTGACCGCGCTCCGCAAGACAACCGAAACGGCAAAGGTCATTCCGATCCGCCCCGACCCGGCGCTTGCGGATGCCTATCGTCGTTCCATCACCATCCATTACCCGAACAGTGACGAGTTCACGATCAACACGCGCGTCGAGCTGATGGCGCTGCGGGATCGCGCCTGTTCGGCGCTTCGTCGCTGTGGCCCGGAGGCCGAACCCATCCTGGCCGAAGCTGCTCGCATCTCCACCCTCGCTGCACTTGCCGGCGTAGACACCCGCCAGCTCGCCTTCATGCGCGTTGCGGTCGAATCTCTGATCTTCGCCGCTGACATGATGCGGAGGTCGCAGGCATGATCGAGCTTCGTGATTATCAGCGCGATCTTATCGAACGCGCCGGCCATGCGCTGGCCAAGCATCCGCGAGCGCTGATCCAAGCGCCGACAGGAGCCGGTAAGACGCTGCTTTCCGCGTCCATGGTGGGCGGCGCCGCGAACAAGGGCCGGCGGATTATTTTCCTGACGCACCGCGTCGAGCTGCTGCGGCAAACCTGCGGCGCGTTCGACAAACTCGGGATCGATCATGGCACGATCCAAGCGGGCCAGCCATTCAACCCGCACCATCAGGTGCATGTCGCGTCGATCCAAACCGTAGCTCGCCGGCTGGATGCCCTCAAGACATATGACATGGCTGTCGTCGACGAGGCACATCACGCGGTCAGCAAGACGTTTGCCGACGTCCTCAATTTCATCCGGCCGCGGTGGACTGTCGGTCTTTCGGCCACACCCTGCCGCCTCGATGGCAAAGGTCTGTCCGAGCAGTTCGACACGATTGTCAATGGCCCGCGCGTCGCCGAGCTGATCGACCGGGGCTTCCTGTCGAAGTTCAAGATTTTCGCGCCGACAACGGTTGACGTGACCAGCGCGCGCACCGTGTCCGGCGATTACAACAAGCACGATATTGAGGAACTGGTCGACAAGCCCAAAGTCGTCGGTGACGCGATACTCCACTGGCACAAACTGGCGGCTGGCAAGCGCGCCGTCGTGTTCTGCGTCAGCCTGGCGCATGCCGAGCATGTCGTTGAGCAGTTCCGCGCCGCCAATGTTACCGCGGAGCGCGTCGACGGCAAGATGGGTCAGGCCGAGCGTGCCGCGGCTCTGGGCCGGTTCGAGCGCGGCGAAACGCTGATCCTTGCCAGCGTCGACCTTGTGTCTGAGGGATTCGACCTTCCCGCGATCGAGGCCTGCATCTGCCTGCGCCCGACGAAAAGCCTCTCGCTTTGGATCCAGCAGATCGGCCGAGTGCTGCGCCCTTCACCGGGTAAGGATCACGCGATCATCCTGGATCACGTCAGCGGCACGGCCATGCACGGCTTTCCAGACGATGACCGGGAATGGAGCCTGGAAGGCGTCAAGAAGAAGAAAAAGGGCGCGGTGTCCGATGACGAACTGCGGGTCAAGACATGCCCCGAATGCTTCGCTGTCCACCCGATCTTACCTAACTGCCCGTCATGCGGACACATCTACGAGGTGAAGAACCGTCAGCCTGAATATGCTGATGGCGAGCTTGCCGAGATCAGCCGCGATGCCGTGCTGAATGATCTGGCCCGCAAATTCGAGGTTGGCCGGATGATGCGGGACGCGCAGTCGCTGAGCGACTTTCAAAAGATTGCCCGCATCGCCGGCTACAAACCGGGCTGGGCATATCACCGTTGGTCATCGCGTCAGCAAGGCGGGGCACGTGCCCATGGCTAATAACGCGCACACCACACTCGTTCGATCGGCGCTCGTCGCTTTGTCGCAGCAGGGTCACCTCGCCTGGGATAATCAGACCGGCGCGGGCTGGGTTGGCAAGTTCGTCACGCGCACTGCGACAGGCCGCACGATCCTAGACAGCGCTCGACCCATATCGTTTGGCCTGCCGGGCAGCGCGGACATCATCGGGGTGCTTGTGGGCGGAAAGCCACTCGCGGCCGAAGCGAAAACCGGCACCGGGCGTCAGCGCCGGAACCAGCAAAACTTTCAGGCGGCATGGGAAAAGCGCGGCGGGATCTACGTCGTGTTCCGGTCGGTCGACGAACTTTTGGGAATGATCTGTGACCGCATTGCAGCCTAAAATCCGTGAAATACGGACAGGCCGGTCGTATGACCCGGCCGAGAAATGGCGGACGCACCTCGTCTACAAGGACGATGGGCTGAAGCTCGTCGACAAGGACATCGGCAACTTTCGGCTGATGCTGACGCATCACGACGAACTCGCTGGCCACATCCGCTACAATGACTTTTCGCTCAATATTGAGGTTGGGAACGTCCCGTGGCGCAACAGCTCGACGCCGCGCCCGATCCGCGACGAGGATTACACGCACGTCCGCGAATGGATGCAGCGTCACGGCCTTAAGCCCACGCAGCAAGAAGCACGCGAAGCGCTCGTCCTTGCCGCGCGCCAGCACAGCTATCATCCGATCCATGATTACCTGAGCGGGCTCAAATGGGACGGCACCGATCGTCTCGAACACTGGCTGACTGAGCTGCTTGGGGTGCAATCCGATCCCTATACCAAGCTTATCGCGCCCAAGGTGTTGATCGGGGCTGTGGCGCGCATTTTCGATCCGGGCTGCCAACTCGACACCGTGCTGGTGATCGAGGGCGATCAGGGCCTGCTCAAGTCGTCCGCGATCAAGGCGCTATTCGGGCCTGAGCATACCCGCGATGCGACCGATCTGTTTCGGCAGCACAATAAGATGGTGCTGCTTATGACGGGCGCCTGGGCGATCGAGCTTGCCGAATTTTCGGCAGTTCTGCGCGCCGACGAAAGCACGGTGAAGGGCCTCATCACGACCCGTACCGATAGCGTCGTGCTGCCCTATGCCCGGTCGTCAACCAATCACGACCGCCAATGCATATTCATCGGTACGCTTAATCCTGACGAGAGCGGATACCTTAAGGATCGCACCGGCAACCGCCGGTATTGGCCGGTATTCGCCACCGCGATCCGGCTCGACGAGATCGTAAAGCATCGCGATCAGCTATGGGCCGAGGCTGTAGTCCGATACCAGGCGCAGGAGCCTTGGTGGCTTGATCGGGAGCAGGAAAAGCTTGCTGTCGAAGCCCGTGAGACGCGCAACGTCATCGATCCATGGTCCGAAATCCTGCGGCACCGTCTGAGGGACATGCCGACCACTGACCCGATGATCGCCATGGGCGAGATAGGGATACCGAACGAGAAGCGTAATAAGGAAACGCGCGATCGTGTCTGCCGGTGCCTGCGGGAGATCGGGTTTGAGAATAAATCGGCGTGGGACGCGAACCTCGGGAAGAGTGTTCGGGCTTGGCGGCGACAGGAGCAGGGCAAGTGATCCTGCCTCACACACATATGCCGGTGAGGTCTGTCATTCCTCACACGCTCACGCGTCCTCACACGTCCATTACAGACGGTGTGTGTGTGGCCAAAAATGGCCGTTTCCTGTGGGTTTCAGTCCCCTTTTATACCCTCCTCACACACCTAGGGTATAACTATCATATGGAAAAGGTAAAAACGGCTGATTTCCGCCGTTTCTGCCATATCCATAAAAAGGCTGTGGGAAGTTTCGGGGTAGGGTCTGTGAGGCCCCATCCATGACCGGCCTCACCCCCTTCATCGTCGCCATGCTGAAGGCGGACCCGGCAGCGATTGCCCGCGCCGACACCGCCAAGCTCGCGGGCAAGTACGACATCCCCGCCCCTACCGCGGCCGGGTTCATCCATTTGCATATCGGGAGGAAGTGAAGATGGCGGAAGACTTTTCGCTTGGCGACGTGGCTCTGGCCGCATCTCAGGCTAAGCACGTCGATCGGCTGTTGGTTATGCCGACAAAGAACCTGACGCCAGAGCAGGCATTTTCGTGGCCGCTCTTCGGAATTGTGGAGCGCGAACCTAGCAAGCCTAAGCGGTGGAGGATGACGGCGTTCGGCCTCGCCGTTCGTGCGCGCCTTCAACAAGCCAATAGCCGGTCTGCCAACCCTGACACCGGGAGGAAGTGATGGGAGAGAAGCATACGGGCGACGTGCTGCAAAAGCTGGCACGCTTCATGGGCGAGCAGACCGAGCGCGAAACCGTTGTCGCTTGGCTGCGCGCTACTGGAGACAGCAAGAAGCACGGCACTGACTGGCGGGCCTACTATGAGATTGCCGACGCGATCGAAATCGGTGCGCATGAGGGAACTCTGACCCCCACCGATACGAAGCCCGCGGGAGAGGGGGAAGGCGCATGAGGAAGAACGCTTACGTCCGCGTCCGCCGGCTGGATCAACGGCCTGAGCGGGTCTGGGCTTTCGCTGAGGACAGGGGCGAAACCGGCATCGACTTTTACCAGATCACCAATCCGTTCTTCGGCCGGGATGCGCGCATGCAGTCATGGAGGCGCCCCCTATGACCAGCCACACACATTCGGGAGACGCAGCATGACGACCCAACAGACGAAGGTGGTCAAATCCTGCCGAAAAGGCACCGTACAGCGCGAAGTGGCGCGCGGACCATATGCGTATAGCCTAGCGCCGGTTTCGGCTTTCCTTGCGCCTTATTTCGCGATCCATCCGGTCGCCCACCCCACCCACACCAACGATCGGGGAGAGTAGGCCATGGGCATGCTCGGTCGCCCTCCACGCCCCCGGCCTGACGACTTCGAAGAGGTTTTCGAGGTCATGGGCTGGGAGTGTGCCGACCACTACGGAACGAATCCGCGCAAAATTGCACAGTGGGCAGATCAGACTGGTCGCGAGCGCCTGCGTACCCGACGCCGCAACTATGTGCTGGGCAATCGACTTTCGTCACTAAAAAGCGCCTGCGCTCGGGTGTAATTGGTCGGGTGCTATGGATGGCGCCCCGCAAAATACGGATGGAATACGGAGCGAGGCCTTCGAGGAGCAGAAGGGTAAAGGTCGCCCGAAAGGCGCGCCGAATAAGACTACTGCGCTGCTTAAGGATGCGATCATTCAGGCCGCTATCAAAGCTGGCGGCGATGGCGAGGAAGGCGGCCTAGTCGGATATCTGGTCAAGCAGGCTACCGATTATCCAAAAGGCTTCCTGCCGCTTCTGGGCAAGGTTCTTCCAATGCAGCTTGCCGGTGATGACGGCGAGCCGTTGGTCATCAAGATTGTGAAGCCTGATGCCTGAGGTAAGCCTCCCGCATCAATGGTCGCCACGAGAGTACCAGCACAAGCTGTGGCGGTACATGCACGCGGGTGGCAAGCGGGCCATTGCTATTTGGCCCCGCAGGCACGGCAAGGACGATGTCGCGCTGCATTACACTGCCTGCGCCGCCCATGAGCGCGTCGGTGTATATTGGCACCTGCTTCCACAGCAGAACCAAGCTCGGAAAGCGATCTGGAACGCGGTGAACCCGCATACCGGCCGCAGGCGGATTGACGACGCATTCCCGGCAGCCGTTCGAAAACGCACTCGTGATGATGAGATGTTCATAGAGTTCAAGTCGGGCTCGACGTGGCAGGTCATCGGATCGGACAACTACGATGCGCTGGTCGGCACACCGCCGATCGGCGTCGTGTTTTCAGAATGGGCTCTCTCCAATCCACAGGCATGGTCACTAATCCGCCCTATTCTGCTGGAGAACGGCGGCTGGGCGATGTTCATCACCACCCCGCGTGGGCGCAACCATGCTTATCGCATGTACGAGATGGGCAAGGCATCCGATGATTGGTTTGCCGAGCGGCTAACGGCTAACGATACGACCGTTTTTGACACAGATGCGCTCGCGAACGAGCGGGCCGAAATCATTCAGGAGCGCGGCGAAGACGACGGCGACGCCATCTACCAGCAGGAGTACATGACCAGCTTCAGCGCCGGTCTGCCTGGTGCCTACTACGCTAAGATCATTGATCGGCTTGAAGCGGACGGGCGCATTACCGCCGTGCCATACAACCCGCAGGCCCAAGTCCACACTGCGTGGGACCTGGGCCGAAACGACCAGACGGCGATTTGGTTTGTGCAGCGCTATGGCACCGGCTGGGCGATCATCGACTACCTCGTCAACACGAGCGTCGGCATCGACTGGTATGTGAAGGAACTGCGCGCCAAACCGTACAACTATGGCGAGCATCTGATGCCCCACGATGCCGAGAACGAGCATCTGGTCAGCGCTACCGGCTCGATCGCCGACACTGCCGGGTCCATGGGTCTGACCGGCATTCGAATTGTTCCGCGTACGGCCAGTGTCGCCAACGACATCAACGAGGTCCGGCAGATCCTGCCACTCTGCTACTTCGATAAAGCGAAGACTGAGAAGGGCGTTGATGCTCTACGGGCCTATCGCCGCATCTGGGACGAGAAGCTGCGCGCCTATCGCGACACACCGCTGCACGATTGGGCAAGCGACCCAGCCGACGCCTTCCGCACCTTCGCCATTGGCAAGCCCCGTGACCGCGAGCCTGCCCGCACCATCGACTATTCACAGCTATCGAGGGGGATCGTCTGATGGCGATTGAGGTGCCCGAAGAGTTCCTGCAATTCCTCCGCAGCGAGCAACAGCGCGGCTATGACACGGCGCTGGAAGACGCTCGTGCAACCTCGCTCGCGTTCTATCAGGGCAAGCCCTACGGTGACGAAGTCGAGGGCCGCAGCCAAGCTGTGACGCGTGATGTCGCCGAAGTGGTCGACACGTCGCTAGTCGGCATCCTCAACACCATTCTGGCCAGCGGCAAGGCCGTTGAGTTCGAGAGCGAGCCAGAGCCGCAGATCGGTGACGATGGTGAGCCTGTCACCAAGCCCGGCCCGCCCGACGAGAACGGCGAGCCGACGCAAGGTGCGCCGGTTATGGTGGACTATGGTGAAGAAGCCACCGCAGCGGTCCGCTACCACTTCCTGCGCAAGCAGAAGGGCTATCGCATCCTGCACGATGCGCTGAAGGCCGGTAAGCTGGAGAAAACCGGCATCGTCAAGACGTTTGCTGAGCCCCAGCCGTCTTTGCATGAGCAGCGCCGGGTCACGGCAGAAGAGATTGAGGAGCGGCCGGAGGGATACTTCGTCAGCGGCATGGAAGTCGTGGAAATGACTGGCGTCGAGCCGGGTTGGGAAGCGACCATGCAGTCTCCGCTGTGGGATGTGACCTTGGCCATCCCGCAGCCACCGCTGTTTCGTGACCGCGCCGTGCCGAACGAGTATTTTCGCGTCTCGCCGGATGCCGATGATCTGGATGAGGCAGCCTATGTCGGCGAGCGCATGCGCAAGTCGTACAGCGATTTGGTCAAGCTGGGCTACGACCCCGATGTTCTCGACGCATTGCCTAGCAATGGTGGGGGCGGCGAACAGGTCGAGAAGGCACGTGATGCCGATCGCAGCAACGATACCAACAGCGTCGGCCGTCGCACCGGCGCCAACCGCATGTTCTGGCTGGAAGAGGAATACCCCCTCTACGACCTGAACGGTGATGGCATCGCTGAGCGTCTGTTCGTCCACCGCGTCGGCAACGTCATCCTGAATGTTATGGAGGTGGATGAGCAGCCGTACTCCATCTGGTCACCCTTCCCCGCCTCGCACCGCCTCGTTGGCGACAGCACGGCCGACAAGACGATGGACATCCAGCGCATTCGATCGGTGCTGCTGCGATCGGGGCTGGATAGCCAGTACTTGGCCACGGCGCCACGTGTCGCGGTTGCTGAAGAGGCTATGACGGTCGACACGATCGATGACCTGCTGACCGTCCGGCCAGGCGGCCTGATCCGCTACAAGGGCAATCTGCCCCCGCAGCCGTTCACGCAAACCGACACCAGCGCCATCGCCTTCCAGGGCATGGAAATGATGAGCGCCGAGCGGGAAAGTCGCACCGGTGTTACGCGTCAGTCGCAGGGTCTGAACCCCGACACGATGAACAAGACGGCGACCGGCATGGGCATGCTCATGGCCCAGTCGCAGCAGATCGAGCTGTATATCACTCGGAACTTTGCCGAGGGCATCGTCGCCAGCATTTTCGCCAAGCGATACCGCCTTATGCGCAAATTCGGCCAGCCGTTCCGCATGAAGATCGAGGGCAAGTACCGCACGATCGACCCGCGCAAGTGGCCCGAAGAGATCGACATGAACATCAATGTCGGCATCGGCACGGGCAACAAGGATCAGAAGATAGCGCTTCGCCAGCAGCTGTTCCAGATCCAGCAGGGCATCGTCATGGCCGGCGGTCGGATCGTCAGCGAAGAGCAGGTATATCAGAACGTCCGCGGCTTCGTGCAGGATAGCGGACTGGGATCGCCGTCGGATTACGTGCTGAACCCTGCCGATCTTGGCCCCGCGCCCGAGAAGCAGGACCCCGAGGTCGCCAAGGCACAAGCCGACGCCGCTACCCAGCAGGCGAAGGACCAGCATGCCCACGAGTTGGCGATGGGGCGCCTGACGATCCAGCAGCAGGAAAACGAAGCCAAGAACGCGCTCGCGTCGCAGCAGCAGGAATTCGACCTTGCAGCGGCTCGCGAAAAGGAAGCGCTGCGGTCCGAGCTGGAGCGTGATCGCGCGACGTTCGAGGCAGGCTTGGCGCAGGAAAAGCAGGCTTTCGACATGCGCCTAGCCGTCGAGCGGTTCCAGTTCGATCAGGAGATGCAGCGGAAGAAGGCGGATTCCGCTGAGGATAGCGCGGAGGGCGAGTCGCCTGACCTTCCTACCCTGCGCCCAGGTGGAGATTTGGACAAGTGAGCGACGAAACCGCCCGCCTCGCCCGTGCAGAGCGCGCCGATGCCGCCATGCAAGAGTTCGTCGGCCCGGCGCTGGCGACGATTCGCAGCGAGTACGCAGAGAAGCTAATGGAGATTGTCGCCAAGCATCCAATGCGCGGCGAGCCGCTTGCCATGGTCGAGAAGCTGGGCACGGCGCTCAAGATAGTTGACCAAATCGAAATTCAGATGCGCGCTCTGATCGCCGATGGCGACGCAGCGAAGTTTGAGGCGGCTCGCGCAGACCAGATGGCCCGGTTGAACACCGAGCAGCGTCGCTATGTCAATTACTGACACCCCCGCACCCATCGCTGAGGCCTACGAGCGTCTGTTGGAAGAGCGCCGTCAAGTTTCGGCGATGGACCCAGCTGAGCGCGCCGCCCGCGACAAGGCCATCGAACACGCAAGTGACCGGCGCCGCCTGAAGCGCCGCCTGTGGAAGCCATTTTGAGGAGCATGGACATGGATATTCAGACCGAGGTCGCACCGAGTGAGCAGACGCCCGCCGCACAGCCCGCGGCCCCCAGTCTCACCGACATGTATGGCGATGAAGCGCAAATCGAGCCGACCGACGGTCAGCCGCAGCAGGACGCCCGGGCCGAAGCCAGTCAAGATACCACGGATGCTGGTGACGACGGAGAGCCCGCTGACGTAGACCTTCCGACGATTGATACGCCGACGTCTTGGGCTAAGGACGCGAAGGATGTCTTTGCGTCTCTGCCGCGTGAGGCGCAAGAAATCATCGCTAAGCGTGAAGCCGATCGCGAAAAATTCGTGCAGACCAAATCGCGAGAGGCGGCGAACACCCGCCAAGCTGTGGAGTCCGAAGCGCGCCAAGCCCTGACGACGATCATGCAGAATCACCAGCAGGCACTGGAGCAGTTTCTGCCCGAATTGCCGCCGATGCCGGACCCGCGCCTGCTTGCCAGTCCCGAACACAGGGATATTTACTTTCAGCAGGAAGCGGCGTACAAATACGCTGTTGCCCAGCGAGACAGCGTTTCGCAGCAGCTTGAGCAGGCGCGAAACCACGCGCAGGCTATTTACCAGCAGCAGCTGCAAGCCGAAATTCAGGCCGAACATGCTGTTTTGGAAGACGCATTTGGGGATGAATGGTCCGATCCATCCTCGCGCGCAAAGCTCCTTTCTGATCTGGAGCCCATTGCGGCGGAATTCGGATATCCCAAGGAAGTGATGGCAGAGGCACGTGCGGCCGACATCATCGCGCTTCGTCGCATCGGAGATTTGAAGGCCAAGGCCGACAAATACGACCAGCTGATGAAGAAGCGGATGGAGCCCGTGAGGGCAGCCAAACAGCCACTTCCGCCCGCAGCGCGCCCCGGCGCCCAGCCTGGCCAGTCCAAGCCCCGCGGCACCTTGGCGACGCTCTATCCTGACGACGTTCCCCGCAACTGAGGGAGGCTAGGCCTCCCATCGCTTCAACGGAGGCCGCATGGCTACCATCGGAAACAGCTTCCGAGGCATCATCGACCACTATGCCTCGACCAATCGCAACGGGGATGTCATCCCCGCAATCGAAGCGCTGCATCGCCTCAACCCGCTGATGCAGGACGCTCACGTCATCGACTGCAACGACGGGTCCGGCCACATCAGCCGCATCCGCACCGGCCTTGGCGATGTCGCCTGGGGCCAGCTCTACAAGGGCATCATCCAGTCGAAGGGCACCTCCATGCAGGTGCGCGACACGACGGGCTTTGTCGAGCGGCTGGCCACGATCGACACGCGCTATCTGGAGAAGGTCAAGAACCCCGCAGCCGAGCGGGCTGACGAGGCGAATGTCGCCTTGGAAGCCATCGCGCAGGATGTGCAGGTCAACTTCTTCTATGCCGACACCGCCACCACGCCTGAGCGTTTTAAGGGCGTCGCGGCGCGCTACAACTCGATTACCAACGGCGGTGCTGCGGCCACGCAGATCATCGACGGTGGGGGCACGGGTTCGAGCAACACGTCCATCTGGATCTTGGGTTGGGGTCCGAGCGGCACCAGCCTCATCACGCCGGAAGGATCGACGGCTGGCGTGCAGCGCAAGGACATGGGCGTTCAGCGCGTTTATGACGAACAGAATCGTCCGTACTTCGCCAAGGAGGAATACTTCCGCCAGGATATCGGCGTGAAGGTGGCTGACTGGCGTCAGAACGTCCGCATCGCGAACATCGACATCAACGCCGTGAAGGCCGGCACCGTCGACCTCTTCGCCCTGCTGCGGCGCGGTTACTACAAGATGCAGAACCGCCGCGACACGCTCATCGAGAACACGGACGGCAACGTCACGGGCATCAAGCCGGTGATCTACATGAACCGCGATCTGCTGGAAGCGCTCGATGCGTTGTCCACGAACTCGGGTGCGTCGGACAACAAGATCCGGCTCATGCCTGAGGAAATCGCGGGCAAGGAGATCAAAGGCTACCGCGAGATGCCGATCCGCGAAACCGATGCGCTCATCAACGCCGAACAGCGCGTCATCTAAGGAGGGCTGAGCAATGATTCTCGACCGTACCGGCCTGCTCTCCGAGAACCAGGCCATCACCGCGACGGCGGCTTCGACCAACGTCATCGATCTGGGCAATCCCGGCACGCCGTACGGCGCGTCGACGCCCCTCAAGCGCGATATCGGACGCGGCGAGCCCGTGCCGTTCTTCGTGGGTGTGACTGAGGCCTTTAACAACCTCACCTCGCTGACGATCGCGATCCAGACCGACACCACGGCAGCCTTTTCGGCTCCCGACACGGTGTTCTCGGCGACCTACGTCGCGGCCGATCTGGTGCCCGGACAGAAGCATATCCAGCCGGACTGGTTCCCGGTTGGGGCGAGCAAGGAGTTCGTCCGCATGTTCTACACGGTCACCGGCACTGCGCCGACGACCGGTCGCATCACGGCTGGCGTCGTCATGTCGCGTCAGACCAACTCCGGGAGGTACTGATGACGGTAAAGACCTACACCTCGCCTGAAGCCGTCTATGTCGATGGCATCTACCACAACGCCAACACGCCGTTCACCACGGCGGCTGAGCCCAACGACAATTGGGAGCGGGTCAAGCCGGTGGAGAAGGCCGCAATGGAAGCGTCGGACAAGACGCTGAACGTGCAGCCGGCTCTGGAGGACTTGGAGCTTCCCGCGCTGAAGGCTCTGGCGGCGACCAAGAACGTGCCCAGCGTCGTGGATGGCAAAGCGCTGTCTAAGAAGGAGCTCATCACCGCCATTAAGGCGGCTGACGAGCCGACGCTCTGACCATGTGAGGGGCTGGGAAACTGGCCCCTCCTGTTTTGAGGTGGCATAATGGCATACGCCGATCAGCAGTTCAGTGATGGCAGCGTTCGCGAGAACGCATTGCTTGCCAATACTGTGAACGTCGGGCTGCTGGTTCCTGCGCTAGGTATCGGTGCCGTCGTGGCCGTCCCCCTCGCCATCTACAAGGTGTCCTGATGGCGTCCATCGTTGCACAAACTGAAGAGGTGCTTGGGTGACCATCTTTGTTGAGGCACAGCAACTCTCCAACCTGACCAATTACACCGGTCTCGTCACGAGCGTGCAGCGCTGGCTGAACCGCACCGACCTTCAGGATGATGTTCCGGACTTCATCCGCCTGGCTGAGGCGCGCTTTCGGCGCGAGCTGGTCATGCCGGACATGGAGGTGCAGGTTGCCCTGACACCAGCAGCGTCTGTCGCGCTTCCCGTTGACTTCGATAGCATTCGTGCGCTTGGCATCCCCGGCCAGCCGCCCATGGATCAGCTGTCACCCGCTGACTTCGGTATGCTGCCGCGCGCCAACCTGATCAGCGCCACACCCGAGAAATTCACGATCGTTGCGAACACGGTCCAATTCTGGCCCGTGCCTGACAAGGCATATGGCGCCGTCCTAACATATCGCGCGAACCTGCCTTCGCTCAGCGCCGCAGTCGATACGAATTGGCTCTTGGCCAAACACCCTGACGCATACCTTTATGCCACGATCATCCAGGCAGAAGCGTTCAACTGGAACGACGAGCGCCTGCCGATGCTGAAGGCCGCATTGGACGAGGCCATGCAGAGCATCATGCAATCGGGAACGCGTCAGCGCTATGGATCTGGCCCGTTGACGATGAAGCCGCCGACGCGTGAGCGGATTGGGCTGCGATGGTAAGGCAGCGTATCGTCTATGGGGCATATGAGCCCGACAAGGCGCAGCATCTTACCGACGGCCTGAAGGATATGGCGAACGCCTATCCTGCGGCGAACGGCTATAAGCCTGTCGGGGCATTCGAACCGATCACGGACCCGCTTCCTGCCAAGTTCAATGGCGGCGCGGCATTCGTAGATAGCAACGAAAGCGGCACGCTGTTCGCCGGCACGACATCGAACCTGTACCGCTATGCCGCTGGCTGGGTAAGCATCGTAGACAGCCTCGCGCTGACCAACCGCTGGCAATTCACGCAGTTCGGTGACGTGGTGATCGCTGTCAATGGCGCCTCTACGCAAGCCGTTGACCTCATCGCCAACACCGCAGGCACCGTGCCGGGGGCGCCATCCGCGACCAGCGTGGCAACGGTTCGCGACTTCGTGGTCTACGGAGGCGCGGCCGGGAACGCAGCTCTTGTGCAGTGGTCCGGCTTCAATGATTACCGAAAGAACACGCCCGGCGAGGACCAGGCAGGGTTCCAGCCGATGCTGGATGGGGGCGATGTGCAGGGCATCGCTGGCGGCGAATACGGCCTGATCATTCAGCGGTCGGCAGTTCGCCGCATGACCTACACGGGCGACCAATACGTCTGGCAGTTTGACGTGATCGCACCTGAGGTGGGTGCCATCTCCAAGGGCTCGATCGCACAGAGCGGCCGGCGAGTGTACTTCCTGTCCGATCGCGGGTTCATGTTCTGTGACGGCACCGATGTTCAGCCGATTGGCGTGGAGCGTGTCGACCAGACGTTTTTCGCCAGCTATTCCCGTGCGCAGCTCGACACCATGTACGCGGCCATTGACCCGCGGCGTACGACGGTAGCGTGGCTGGTTCCCGGTGCACCTGGCAAGTTGTGGGTCTACAATTGGACGCTGGATCGCTGGAGCATCATCATGCTGGATGCGGTCGGGGTGTTCTCCGGTTTTACATCCTCGATCACGCTGGAGCAGCTCAATGCGCTGTATCCGGACGGCCTCGATACCATTCCTTTTAGCCTCGACAGCACGCGCTTTTCAGGTGGCGACCCTCTGCTGCTGCTGGCCAATGCTTCCAATCAGATCGGCGCGCTGAGCGGCGATAACCTCGCTGCCAGCTTCACGACGCCATACATGGAGTGGAGTGACGGCAGGGGTAGCCGGGTGCGGTCGATCCGCCCGCTGACTGACGCCACCAGCGGGATGACTGTCGCCTTCGATTGCCGGCAGCGTCTGGGCGACATCACCGGACTGGTGTCGCGCGGTACGCTTATGGAAAGCGGCGACATGCCTGTGCGCGCGTCCGGCCGATATATCTCAACGAAGCTGACCGTCGCGGCGGCAGCTGATTGGACATTTGTTCAGGGCTTTGAGCCTGCCTATGCGATGGGTGGCGGGCGATGATCCTCCGCGTCCCCGTCGTCGCTACGAATATAGCGGAGTGGGTGCGTCGGGCAGCAACGGCGATTAATCAGCTGTCGGCGGCATCCGATGCGCTGGAGACTGGTCCCTATGCCGATGATGCTGCCGCAGCCGACGGCGGGATTGCTGTCGGGGCGCTATATCGCAAGCCAGACGGCTCTACCGCGTGGCGAGTAACTTGAGCCTGTAGACTTGGCTTGCCGCTTATAGTAAGGTTCGCCCGTGCCCAGCGCGATCACGCGCAGCCGTCCACTTCGAAAGGATGGCATGAGCACGACTTCATTGCAGATCGGGTATATCAGACAGCCACTTGAGTGGGAGGGGTGGCAGCGTGCGCGCGCCGCCCTCAACCCGGCTATTGAACTCGCCGATGAAGCATGGCCCGAAGTCGAGGCGGCTCTAGCGTCCGATCACATGCAGCTCATCGTCGCGCTGAAAGGAGGTGATCCGGTATCTTATGCCCTGACCCGATCCGCCATGACCAAGCGAGGCGAAATACTAGAGATATATGCTTGCGGCGGCTCTCGGATGAGAGAGTGGGCTTCAGAAGCAATGGCTATGATACAGAAGGCTGCGCAATCATCAAATATGATTGGCGTTCGCGTCTTTGGCCGATCTGGCTGGGAACGCGTTTTGTCGGAAAACGGATTCAGGCGGTCATCAACTGTGCTAGAGTGCTTGTCATGACAGAGCGTGCTGAGATCACTCAACAATACGTCGCATCAGTTCTATCATACGATGCAGATACCGGAAAGTTGTATTGGCGCGAGCGCGACCAAGCCATGTTTGCTGGTGGAGCGTATTCGCCTGCCCGCGCATGCGCCGCCTGGAACGCCAAGCTCGCGGGGAAAGAGGCATTTACCGCTCACAGCAAGGGATATCCATCGGGTACGCTGCTTGGTCAGCGTGTCGCTGCTCACAGACTGATTTGGCTTTTGGCATATGGTGAAATTCCTGAATTCATCGACCATGAGAATGGCGACAGGAGCGACAATCGCCTCGCAAATCTGCGCCGGGTAAGTCGCGCAGATAACAACCGAAATCGTTGCATTTCTGGCAACAACACTAGCGGTGTCACAGGTGTCTCTTGGGACACTCATTATAAAAAATGGGTCGCAATGTTAAAGACCGATACGGGCAAAAAACGCACTCATTACAGCGCCAGCTTTGATGATGCTGTCGCCTTTCGCGCCCGCATGGAAGCCGAGCATGGCTACCATCCAAACCACGGCCGAGCGAAGGCGGGTGCGGCATGAGCGGCAAATCGACAACGACAACGGGGCCAAGCAAGGCTGCCCTGCCCTACATCCAGTCGGCGACAAACGCTGCCCAGAGCGGCTATAATAGGGCGTCTGATCTAGCGAACATCAGCACGACGATCTTGCAGCAGCAGCTGCCGGGCGTCGTCGCCTCGACCATCAACAACCCCACGCTTGGCGCGGCAAACGATTACACTCAGGCGGTGCTGGGCGGCAAGTTCCTGACGGGCAACCCCCAGCTGGATAAGCAGATCGCCACGACGAACGCCGACGTGACCAACGGGGTCAACGGCGCAATCGGAAGCCGCGGTCTGGCAGGTGGGTCAGCTCAGTCCCAGATCCTCGCGCGCGAGCTGGCGAAGAACGAGACGAACCTGCGTTACACCGATTACAACAACGAGCGCAGCCGGATGGATAATGCGGTGGGCAATGCCACCTCGCTTGCTGGTGCCGGCAACCAAGGCATTGCAGCGCTGCTTGCGTACCTGACAGGCATGTCGGAACTGCCTCAGAACGCCGCGAACAACTATGCCAGCAGCATCGGTAGCTTGTGGGGGAATTCTACCACCACGACGCAGAAAACCTCCCCGTCGCTCGGCGCCATTCTCGCCCAGATTGCGGGCAATGCGGCTGCCGCAGGAAAGTTCGGCTGATGGGCATGATGTTCCGCGGCTTCGCTGGCGACGAGACGCTACCGGCTATGGCCAGCACCCAAACCGGCATGGCTACTCCACAGCTAGCCCGGCCCAAGCCCGGTTTCTTCGATCGCGGCGGCATGGGCCTCAACCTGCTGGGGGGCATTGCGGATGCCGTCGCCTCGGCATACGGCGCCGCGCCGACGTTCGCGCCGGTTCAGCAGCAGTACCGGCAGCGGCAACAGATGCTGTCCGACTGGCGGATGAAGCAGGACGCCGAGTCCGCGCAATGGCTTGCGCAGGAGCAGTGGAAACGCGCTCACCCTGCCCCCGTCAACAACGATACCGTCAACGACTACAACTTCATCGCGGATAAGCTCGGGCCTGACGCGGCGAACCAGTATCTGCGCAACCTTGGCGACCCGACCGTGACGGTGCCGCTCGGGCAGGACCGCATCTACGCCGGCCCTCGATCGGGTCTTGGAGCAGCAATCCAAGGCTCGGCTGGTGTGCCGCGCCCGGCGATCGGCAGCGTCGTCGCCGATCCGCGGAAGGGAGGTACTGGCTCCGGTCAGTCCAGCTTTCGCGCCCCAAACCGCTTTTGACGCCGTAATTCAGCAGGAAAGCGGCGGGCGAGCCGGCGTAGTGGGGCCGCAGACGCCATACGGGCGTGCGCTAGGTGTTGCTCAGCTTCTCCCCGCCACTGCCCGCAGCATGGCTGACAAGCTGGGTCTGCCGTACCGGGAAGACCTGCTGACCGCCAAAACGCCCCTTGCGGCAGATTATCAACGCACCCTCGGCGAGGCGTATTTCAATGAGGGACTGGCGCGGACCGGCAACCTGCCGGACGCACTGCGCTATTACCACGGTGGCCCAAATCGGCGCCTTTGGGGCCCTAAGACACAGCAATACGCCCGCGATGTGCTGGGAAGGATGGGAAGCTGATGCAGCGCTTTACGCATGATGGCGTGGTTTACGAGGAAACCGGCGACGGCCAGGTCCGCGTCGTGGGATATGCCGATGCACCAGCTGCGCCGCAGGGTGGTGTGTTCTCGTTGCCGCAGGACCCGACGAAGCAGGCCATGGGCGCCGCTCAGCTTGATAAGCTGAAGGGGGACCTGTCGCGCGCTCCCTATGAGAATCGACAGGCCGCTGCAAACGCCACGAAAGCTGAAGTCGATGCAGAGAAGGCGCGTCGCGATCTGGCCGCCCAGCAGGCAACTGCGACGCCTCAACAACAGCAGGCCATGGCGGCACTTGGCAACGACGAAATCCTGTCTGCGATTGCAAAGGCGCGTGATAACCTAAACCGAACTGGTGCAGCCGGCTTTGCCGCGCGCCTGCCCGAGTTGCTTCAGCCTCAGTCCACCATCGACCTCGCAGGCTCGCTCAACACGATTGCTTCGCGTCTGACGCTGGACAAGCTCGCTCAGCTCAAGACGGCATCGCCTACCGGCGCATCTGGTCTCGGTTTGCTTACCGAAAAGGAGGGTGCGCTACTGCGTGATAGCGTCGCTGGCCTCGGTCAGACGCAGAGCCCTGACCAACTTCGTGAAAATCTCGCTGCGGTTGAGCGCCACTATCGCAACTTCATGGCCCTTTCGAAGGGTGAGGATTATCGCGATCCCAAGGTGGCCGAGAAGTACGGCATTGCCGTCGCGCCGCAGGGTGGCAGTCAGGGTGAGCAGCTGGCATTTGCCACTGGCGACACGCGAACCGAGGCTGATCCGGCCTTAGCGGGCGTCAATAGCCACATTCGCGGCATGATCGGCGCCGGTAAGTCGCAGGCCGACATCGTCGCGTACATGAACAGCGTGCAGCCCGGTCTCGGCGACCAGCGCGCGGGCGATGTGGGCGCCGCAGTGCGGTTCCGCGCGCAGAATCCGCGTGTCCCGCTGTCGCAATATGCCGTGTCGGTGGAGAACCGCAGTGTCCCGATGAGTGGGCTGAGGCAGACCATCAATCAGTATGGCCAGGGGGCGGCCGGCGCTTACGTCGGTCAAGCATTGGACGCCCTCAGCGCTGGCACAATTGACAACATGACAGACAACCCCGCCCTGACCAGAGCGGCGATGTCGACGCTGGCGGAGCGAAATCCGACCGCAGCTCTTCTCGGCACCCTTTCTGGGGGCGCCCTTGCCGGCGCTGGGGCCGAAGCCGGTCTTGGCGGGATGGCGCTGGGCCGGTTCGCCCCTCTTGCCGCTGATGCGCTTTATGGTGCCGCCTATGGCGCTGGTAGCGCCGACGAGGGTAGCCGCCTCGGTGGTGCAGCGCAGGGCGCACTAACGGGCGTCGTGGGCGGTGTCGCAGGGCGGCGCCTGACTGGCATGTTCGGGCGAGCACTTACAGGCGTCCGAGACGAGGCGCAGCAGTACCTTCGCTCTGTCGGCGTTCCTCTGACGCCCGGTCAGGCGCTCGGGGGGCGCTTTAAGGCCCGTGAGGATCGTCTTGCTGGCTTCGGCGGCATCGGCGACGCGATCGGCGCAAGGCGCATGGAAGGCGTTCAAGCCATGAACCGGGCAGCATGGGACCAAGCGCTTGCGCCCATTGGGCGTCAGGCCAACAATCAGCTTGGCGAGGCAGCTGTCGAACAGGCTGACGACGCTGTTGGACAAGCATATCAGCAGGCCCTTGGCAGTGTGCGGTTACAGCGCGATCGGCCGTTCGGTATCGATATGCAGGGTCCCGCGACTGCGGCCAACCGCCTCCCCGGTGAAATGGGGGCGAATGCACGCTACACCCTGAACGAGCGCGTGGGTAACAGCTTCGACCCCAACGGGGTGATGACGGGCAACAACTTCCAGCAGGCGGTTCGCGGGCTTGAGCAGGATGCTCGTGCAGTCCGAAACGCCCCGTATGGCAACGATTTCGGCAACGTGACGCGTGGTGCGCGTGGGGCCTTGGAAAACCTGCTTGATCGCCAGGCACCAGGCGCCCTGCCGGCTTACCTCGATGCGAACGCAGCCTACCGCAACACGTCTGTCTTGGCTGATGCCACCGCTGCGGCCATGAACACGGGCGGTGTGTTCACCGGTGCTCAGTTGGGGCAGGCCGCACGGGCGAACGCTCGCCGCTTCACCGGGCGTATGTCAGCGGCAACGACTGACCGGCCGTTTTTCGACCTTCAGCGAGCGGCGCAGGAAGTTTTGCCGAGCCGCGTGCCCGATAGCGGCACCGCTGGGCGTATTGAGGCAGGCGGCGGTCTGATGACGAGGCTCGGAGCTGCGGCCCGCAATACGGCGCTGGCTCCACTCTACGCAGAATCGACGCAACCAGCGATCAACCGCCTGCTACTGGATCGTCCTGACGCCTTGGTCGCTATCGGGGAACAGGTAGCGCAGCGCCGTCGTCTTGGTGGCATGTTCGGGCGCCCATTGGCGCTCGCCTACAGCCCGATTGCCGTAACCTCCGACTATTGAGGCTCATCCATGTTCATGCCCCGCATGAGCAGGTAGATGGCAAGCGGGTATGCGAACATGACCAGCATACCCGCCCATAGCGGGCGATCAGCCGATATGAGCAGCAGCCCCAGCGTCCATGGTCCGCATAGCGCGGCTGCTGCAAATAGGCCCTCTGCTTGGAATAAGCGCTTATCCGTCCAGAACCCGGCGTTGCGCAGGTGGCGCGGCACAGAACGACGCCGGCTTTTAAAACTTCGATAATGCCTCAGCGCCTCGCCGCCCGCACCAAAACCGATACAGGCGATCAGTATCTTCCAAAGATCAGGGCTGGCCACTGTGAGGCTCTGTGGTGTTCGACAGATAATTGACGATGCTGTCGATGTTTGTCTTTCTATCCCGGTCTCGGGCTGCTGAGACGCGGTCAACAGCATTGACGTAAGCAACAATTTTCTCGTCACGCTGCTCCAAGTCCGCAACGCGACGTTCGAGATCCGCTATCTTAGGGCTTTCTGCGACAGCTTCTGCCGCTGCGTCGTCTGCGGCATCTGTCAGCTGATCCTGAGCAGATGGTCGCGTAGACGGTCCGCAGGAGGATAAGAGAACGCTCGCCGCCACAACCATAAGAGTTAAGGATTTGTGCTCGCTCACATAGCCACCCTACCCCCTTCCCCGCCGCTTTTCAACGAGGGGTGTCGTCGGGCGGCATCCATCCCGCGTAGCGCTCTTCCAGATCCTTCAGTCTGCGCTCGGTGTCCAAGCGCACGTCCTCCAAGTGATCTAGCATCATCTGCCTGACAGCCTCTTCCTGCGCCTCAGTGAATGGCGCCTGCACTTCGGCAAATGACGCCTCAAGCCGCGCTATAACCTCCGCGTTCATGCTCCGACCCGATTGTGTCGACGCTTCCGCGATCCTCTCGCGCATGCCCGGCGGCATCCTAATGAGCATCTTTTCTGCCAAGTCGCTCGGTGGTTTCGGACCTGCCATTCCGCCCTCGTGATATCAAAGTTTGGCGACTCGCTTAAAACCGCTTGACGAAGCCGTCCATACTAGCGATGTATGGCGAGTCGCTATCATGCGCGACAGAATGGAGGCAAAGTGACTGGTACAAGCGCGACTGACGATAAGGCTCTTATCCGCCTTCCGCCAGGTATGCGGGATGAGCTGAAGAGCCTTGCCCACGCTGGCTATCGCTCAATGAACGCCGAGATCGTCGCTCGGCTGCGTCGCGACATTGATCGCGAGAAAGCGGCGTCCGCTCCCTCGGCGTAGGAACCGGGAGCGAACGCCTTCACAGGAGAACACCCATGAATGCTATCGCACATAGTCGGTTTGGCGATACGTCGCCAGCCCGGATGAGCAGCAAGGAAATCGCCTCGCTTTGCGAGAAGGATCACAAGCACGTGATCCGCGATATACGCGTTATGATTGATGCGCTGGGGGATGGCCCAGATTTGGGCCATGTCGAAGAACGCAAGGATTCCCGCGGCTACACGCTCGAATTCATGCTGCCCCGTGATCTGACGATGACGCTGGTTTCCGGCTATAACGTCCAGCTCCGCCATCGCATCATCACCCGGCTTAATGAGCTTGAGCAACGCTCTGCCGCTGATCCGATAGCCGCGCTAAGCGATCCTGCGACGATGCGGGGTTTGCTGCTGGTATACAGCGAGAAGGTGATCGAACTTCAGCCAAAGGCCGATGCGCTGGACAGGCTTGTGACCGCTGACGGGTCACTCTGTCTGACTGATGCCGCCAAATCTCTCGGGGTCCGCCCCAAGGACCTGATCGACTTCATGCGTTCACATGGCTGGATTTACACCCCACCGGGCGGTCGCGGCTACATCGCCTACGCCGCCAAGCTCCAGCAGGGCCTGATGGAGCACAAGACGACAACCGTTCACCGGTCGGATGGGTCGGAGAAAGTGGTGACGCAGGCTCGCGTGACAGCCAAGGGCCTCGCCCGTCTCGCGCAGGAGTTTCCGGCGCCCGCCAAGGCCGCCTGAACAGCAGAACGGCGCGTGACTGGTCCTCACGCGCCGTTCCTAACCCTCAACGGGAAAGGTCCCCGTCATGGCTACCCACACCTCTACCCGCCGCGGCATCCTGTCCGCAATGGCAATCGCGCCGATCGTGATCGCGGCACCGGCCGCGGCTGCATCATCCAGCCAGTTCGAGACGCTGCGACTGGAATACCTCGACGTTCAGGCGCGCGCCAATCGCGGCTATGACGACGAGCATCCCGTTTTTCTGGCCCTGTGCGGCCGTCTCGGCGAGATCGAGCATCAGATGATCCACAAGCCCTGCGCCTCGTTAGCCGACGCACGTGCCAAGATGCGCTTCATGATGGACCTGAATGACTTCGGCACGGTCTTTGACAGTGACGATAGCCACGCGATCGTCGCGGACATGTCGAGGTTCATGCTGTGACGGCGGTAAAACCGGCCTGCCGTTAACCGGAAGGGTCGGAGTGCTTGCTCCGACCCCACGACTCGGAGCATAATACGTTTCAGACAATCTCCGACCTCGGGGTCCGCGGGATTATCGAGCTTCCACCGCACCTTTTGGGCTGCGGGAATCGGTGCAGGGATCTCCAGCGCCGTAGACGGTCGGAAGGGCATCCGCCCTAGGAAGCTAAGCCCTTCCGACCGCTCTCCCCAGCGAAGGGCGGCGGCTGGTCGCAAACAGCCGCCCACACACTGTGGAAAGGCATCTATTCATGCCCGGACGTAGCCATACCCCTAACGGCGGGGTTCTTCAAAGCGTGAAAATCAACAACACCGACTTGGCGGTGATCGAGGTAGGTGGCGATCGCGTCATTACCCTGTCGATGATCGATCGCGTCCACGGCCGACCAGACGGCACGGCCAGCCGAAACTTTCGAGAAAACCGTGCACGGTTCATCGAAGGCGAGGACTACGGCCAGCTTAGCTCCGACGAAATTCGTCGGATCAACCCTGCGGCAATTTCTGCGGCAACCCGCCGTAACGACGTGATTGTCCTGACGGAAACCGGCTACCTTATGCTGGTTAAGTCGTTTACCGATGATCTGGCGTGGCAGGTTCAGCGACAGTTGGTTAAGGCATATTTCGCCAAGCCAGCGCCGGTGCCGACCGTTGCCCATGCCGACGTCAGTCGCGAATACCGGCTCACCATGCAGCAGAACGTCCGGTGGGCGAAAATGGCCGGGCTCGAAGGCAATCAGGCGCTGCTTGCGGCGAACCGGGCGACGGTCGCTTTGACTGGCATCGACACCTTGGGCTTGCTGGGCGTGTCGCATATGCCGGCGCCGCAGAACACAGCACTGCTCACCCCCACAGAGATCGGCAGTCGGGCTGGTCTGGGATCGGCTCGGGCAGTGAATCTGTTGCTATGCCGTCTCGGATTGCAACTGTGCTTCACCGACGCCAAGGGGCACAAGTATTACGAGCCCACCGATGACGGTGTCGCCGTGGGTGGCGTGATGCAAGACACAGGCAAAAAGCATAGCAGCGGCACACCTGTCCGCCAGTTGCGCTGGTCGAGCAGCATCATCGATTATCTGCGCGATAACGAACCGGCGCCGATTGCGGCGTAAGGGCGCCCACTTCAAGCGACTGCCTTGGGCGCCGGCTAACCCCGGCGCCCTTCTTGTATCGCTTGCCCAACAATGCTAACGTGGCCGCATAGTCGGAGGCACGTCCTCACCGATCTGATCCAGCAATCAGGTGGTGAGAATGGCATTCAGCGACTGGTCCCCGACAGCATCCGAGAACACGACCGTCGGCGCGGTCTTCATCGGCGAGAATTGCCCGCCGGGCAACCTCAACAACATGGGCCGCGAGATCATGGCGCAGCTTCGCGCCGCCTTTTCTCGTGCGCTCGGCACCTTTTTCGCGTCCAACTCGATCGCTGATGCCCGTACCGCGCTGAAGGCCGTCGGCACGGAAGGCAATGACCAGATGACGGGCACTCTGATCCGTCAGGGAGCCGGAGCGCATTTGTATCATGTTGCGGGGGGATACAGTTCGGGCCGCGTGTTCGTTACTGGCGCGGGCGCATCTGACCCCACCAGCCAGCCCGGCGATATCTGGATCCAGCTTTCGTGACCCTGAGGGTACGAGACACGGCCACTGCGCGCACGGCTGTGGAAGTCCGCTTCCGCGACGGTAATGGCGTCACAAAGCCGGTCGAGCGCCTGTATGTGCGCACTGAAGCGGGCACTGGCATTTTTTACCAGCGCGGCATCCGCCTCAACGTGAGTCCGACGGAAGCGTACGGCTATTCGAGCGCCAAGGTCGGGCCGGTCTACACGAACACCGTCGCGGTGAGCGTGACAGGCGGCTCTGCCCCATACACCCATTCCTGGGTTACGACTGGCGGCTTTTCAGCGACCGCCGCCAGTTCGTCGTCAACATCTTTCGTCGGCAACCCATCGTCGTTCGCGGGCGAGATCGACGGTGTTGCGACCGATTACGTGACGGATGCCAACGGCCTCACTTCCTCAATCTCGGTCGACGTGACCATCGTTCGGGAGAACTGAGCGTGCTGAAGTACGACAATACCGTCAGCAGCCAGGTCGACGGCAAACCCATCTATGGTGCGCAGGTCAGCGTTTATAGCGCTGACGGCTCTCTTGCCACGTTGTATTCGGACGAGGCCGGCACGACGCTGCTGAGCCAGCCTGTTTTGACGGACCAGCTCGGGTACTTCGCGTTCTACATCGGTGACGGTAAGTACGACATCCGAGTGATGACTGGCGTGGTTGAAATCAGCCGCACCAACATCACGATGGTCGACACCCTGACCCTCAAAGATCGAGCGCTCCTCGTTCCGCAGAACGAAGACGCTGGTACTTTGCCGGCCGCAGGGCAGCGCAAGGGGCTTTTGCTAGGGTTTGATTCCTCAACGGGTTCGCCGACTGCGTTGGTGCCCAACAGCTTCGCGGGCAACACCGGCCCCGCCAACAGCACCTACACCAGCCTCGCATCGCTGAAGGCCGCCCCGGTCACCAACGCCAGCTACATCTTCGCGCCTCCGGGTGGCGTAGAGGGCAGTACGACGGCCGGCACGTTCCTGTACCAAACCGCAGGCTCCCCCTACACTGCCGATGGCGTCAACATCATCAAACTCGACGCCGTACCGCTGACGACGGGCGCGCTAGTGCGGCAGGGCGATGAAGGCATTACGTTCCAAAATCCGCTCGGAGGCCCGGCCATCCGCCGGCTGTTGCGTGATCGCAACGGCGAAACCGTAAAGGTCACAGATTATTGCAACAATGCCGGCAGCAACGACGCCGAAAACTACCAGGAGATGATCAATCTCAATCCTGCGCAGATTGACTATCCGCAGGGCTTTGAGGTGCTTCTTGAACAGCAGATCGCATTGAAATCCAACCAGCGGCACAACTTCGATCGCGGGTCAGGCATCACGGCTGACGTGAACGACTACGCGCTGTTCGGATTGGGGTTGACGACTGGCAATATCGGCACCGTAAACGCCCCTATCGTGCGGGGGCAACGCGAAATCCAGTTCACCAATACGAGCGGAGAAACGCTCGCTTCTGGCGACATGATCCAAATCGTGGACGTATCCAACCCTTCTGCTTTGGTGCTGGAGCCGCAGGAAGTTCAGGTGACGACCGCCTCGCTCATCACTGTGCGCGATATGATTAACGTCGATATGCCAACGGCTGCGAATATCCGCATCTATAAGGTGTATGCGCCGGTTGAGACCGTCTTGTTCGACGGTTACGCGCGCATCTCGAACGTCAACGCTGGTGGTGGCGGCGGTGGTCTTCGGTTCAACCTAGCCCGCAATATCCGACTGCGCAAGACGATCCTAGAGGATGTGCGCTACATTGGAGCATCCATTGAAAACACGATCGGCTTTTCTTCGCCTGATTTGACCATTCGCAACGTGGTGGCGACCGGCCTTGGTTTTCGATCGGCAAAGCGCATCAACATTCAGGATTTTACCGCGAGCGACCTAAAGAGCGACGAGGCTCTGACATTTTTCGACAATGTACTTGGCATCAATATTGCCAACGTCAATATCCACCAGTACCTTTTTGGCCAAGACCCCGATGGCGGAACCGCGGGCAACAACATTCTTTTTGACCGGCTCTGCGCCGCAATCAATATGGTCAATATCCAGTGCGTTGGCTCTGGTACTTATAGCGTGTTTTTCAACGACCGCACCATCAATGCCGCGATTGATCTGTTCAATCTCAGCAGGTCCAACTTGGGCGGCATTCGAACCGCAAACAACTGTCGCGACATCAGGGTAGGCACGGGCACAATCACCGATGTGGTTAACACCGTGCATCCGTCGAGCGGCTTCGGAGAGGCAAACGGGCAGCCCTGCGCGGGCATTATGTTCGACCCGTCGAGCAGCGGATGTGGCGTTCTTGGCGCTGTGAATGGATCGCGGGTTGCGTCTGGTCGGCTGGTCATTGACCGACAAGCTGCCGGGGATCGGGCTTTAGCCTATGCCCCTCGCTTGGCTGCTGGCGTGGATCGCCCTGTTCATGGTGTTACCGCCGCATCCGACATCGGCGCGGTATCTCCAAGTTTTGTCGGACCCAGCGACCCGGCGGGACGATCGCCAGCGGGCAATGTTGTATCGATGGGCGCAGATGAAACCAGCGCATGGGTGCAGGCGGGGCAGGCGGGCGGCACTCAACCCCGGCCTCTCTTTTTGAACCCATTCGGTGGCACGCTGGTCAAGCAAAATCCGTCGTTTCCAAGCAATGGCGACGCGCGCGCTGCCGGCCTCGGGCCGGGCGAATGGTATCGCCTGACGACAACCAACGCAATCACGGAGGTCGTGTGATGCCTGATGACGATCTGCTGGCGGCAAACATTGCAGCCATGCCGAAGGGCCGCAAAAAGCGTGAGATGCAAGCGCTGTTGAAGCAGCAGCAGGAGAATGCGCAGCCGGCGCCTTCCGGCCCGGATCGGTCAACCCCATGACCTCGTTCGCCATCCTGCTGACCGGCTTATCGGTCAACGCAATCTGGCTGCTGTGGTCAAAGCATCGAGACGCGCGCCTTGCCCGTCTGATCGGCGAGCATCCCACCATCTTACTGACACGCAGCCTAGCCCCTTCAACCAAGGAGAAGACCATGAGTGACGATCCCCGGCCATGATCCTCGTCCGCTTCGCCAGTACATTCCGCGAGCGCGCGCCGGAGTGGGTGCTGGCCTTCATTCAAACCGGATGGGGCGCCACCCTGCTGCTGCCCGGCGACACGTTTGACCGGCCGTTCTTTCGCCCACTTGCTGCCATCGCGTCGGAAATGACGTGGGGCACGGTCGTGGCAGTAGCCGGTATGATCCGGCTTGCGGCGCTGTACATCAATGGGTCGCGTCAGGAAACTCCGGTGGTACGGCAGGCATGCAGCCTCGTCAGCATGTTCATCTGGGCGATGTTGACCATGGGCGCGATGACGGCGGAGTGGCGCTCGCCGGCTGTCTTCAACTACCTCGGCCTGTTCGCGTTGGAAGCCATCATGTTCTCCTATGCTGGTCGGGACGCTGCCCGCAACCTCGCCAAGGCAGCCGCTAATGGAACTCGGTAGCCTGCCGGTATGGGCGCAGCAGCTCGGCGGGTTGATCCTGACGCTGGCCACTGCGGTTGCGCTGACGTGGAACGAGCGACGTAAGGCTAAGGCCGTACCAGTGAGCGATGGCGCTGCGGAGGTCGTTGCCGCCAGTTTTGTCGACAAGCGCCTGTTGGAGCGCCTGATTGAGGCGGTCGCAGCGCTGAACGGCAATGTCGTAACGCTTAACGGCCACGTCGAAAAGATCAATGAGCGCATGCACGAGGACGAGATTGTCCGGGCTGCTGTTGCTCGCATGAAGGAGGGCAAGCAGTGAACCGCGCTGCATTCTACAAGACCGTCCGCCTGCGCCTAGGCCCGCTCAACCAATCCCAAGTCGACGGCATCGAGACGATCCTGAATGTGATCGACGGTCAGCCGCTTTCGTGGCAGGCCTACATGCTGGCCACCGCATGGCACGAGACGGCGCAGACCATGCAGCCGATCAAGGAGCGCGGCGGGGATGCCTATTTCACGCGCCTCTATGACGTGGCGGGGGATCGGCCGAAGACCTGCATCGCCTACGGCAACACCTGCGCTGGCGACGGCCCCAAATACTGCGGGCGCGGCTATGTCATGCTGACGTGGAAGGCGAATTACGCGCGCGCAGATCGCGAGCTGGCGCAGGCTGGGATCATCAAAGTAGGCGACCTGATCGCCAACCCGGACCTCGCCATGCGTCCCGACATCGCGGCGTTTATCATGGTGCGCGGCATGGTCGAGGGCTGGTTCAGCGGCAAGAAGCTGGCTGACTATCTGCCAGCGCAGGGCGTCGCGACGAAGCCGCAGTACGTTCAGGCCCGGCGGATCATCAACATCCTCGACAAGGCCGATCTGATCGAGGGCTATGCGCAGGCGTTTGAGCGTGCTTTGCGGGATGGAGGTGTGTCATGACCGAACGCCACAACCTGATCGCTTTTTCGGTCCTGATCGGCGCCATCTGCTACCTCGCCACGATCGCAGCCATCCTCGCCTTCTACGGCAAGTATGCGGAGGCGCTGGGATTTGGTGGTCTGACGACGGGGCTTGTCGGCGTGCTGGGCACCTTTCGCCCTAAGAGCGCCGTAGCGAACGTCGAGAAGGCAGAGACGGTCAATCAGGGGCCGTCGGCATGACGCCCCTCACCGCCCTCCGCTACATCGGCGCCCCGATCGCCCTGATCGCGCTCATCGCGTGGCTGTGGGTCGGATGGACGAACGCCGACAATCGCGCTGACGACCTGTCCAAGCAGGTCCGCGTCCAAACGGCGCGTGCCGATGCGGCCGAGAAGCGCGAGATGGTCATGCGGCAGGCGGAAGCCGAACGGATGATGGACGAAAGCCACCTCGACCAGGTGAAGGATGACCTAACCCATGCGATCGATAATGCCCCGAAAGGCACTGCTCCCGGCCCTGCTACCGTTGCTGTGGGCTGCGCAAGGCTGCGGCAGGCCGGACGTACCGCCTCCCCAGCCTATCAGCGTGTCTGTGGCTGATGCCGCCGCAGCGTCGAAGCCAAAGCCCGTCATGCCGGATGCAGCGATTACGGACGATGCTACGTCGGCTCGGTACAGCGTTGATCTTGAGCTATGGGGTGAAGGGATATCGCTGGCGTGGGGCCGGGTATGCCGGTCACTGGCAGCGCAGGGCGTCGCGGTGAGTTGCCCGAAGGTGGGGAAGTAGCTGCGGCGTCACCATCTTGAGCGGTAAACCCGCCTACCATGTACCCACCGCCTTGGCATGGGATTGGTTGCTGGCCTTGCCGCAGCTACGAAACAGGCCGTAACAGCTTGATCCGGAGTCGGTCAAGAGGTATGGCGGTGGGGCTGTGATTGGAGGCCGCTGGTTCAAGTCCAGCAACCGACGGTTCGGCCCCGGTTTAGCTCAGTTGGCAGAGCGCCAGTCACAGTTACCCGATGCCTTATGGCTTCGGTACGGCTTGCCCAAAGCCCGTGAATTGGGGATGGCATCTGGACTGCCCTTATCCACGACCCGCCTCCATCGCTCGGGCGCGGGCAGAAGGGTCACGGCTGTCCATATTATCGATGGGCACAGCTTCTTCGCATGCCTTGTTGATCTGCAAATGGCGCTCAGCCACTTCCTCCCCAGCCAGTGCCATAACGTCGTCGGCCCATGCCGTATGAATGCGCTGCACGCCTTTTGCCTGCCACTGCTCCCAGACTTGACGACCTTTTGGCCCAAGCATCGGAACCAGAGCCCCGATCATGTACAGCCTGTCAGTCGACGTGCGCCGTGCATCCCGTAGCTGCTTTTCCAAGCTGGCAATCTGCTCCACCAGCCCTTCGCGCGTGAGGTCGGTCATGCGGGGTCTCCTGCATCGGGAATACGATAGGTCTCTACGGGGAACGGGACGGCGAGCAGGTGGCCGACGAAGAAGCGGCCTTTTTCAGTGGCCCGGCACATGGCGTCCTCGCAATCGATAAGCCCGTGCCTGAAAAGCATGGCCCGCCCTTCGCTGATTGGCTTCGAGCAGCCGGGATATGGCGCAGCGCTGTAGTAGGCGTGCAGCAGCATTTCGAGATTGAGCGGCGATCCGATCATCTCACTCTCCTTTGCGGGCGGGGACGGAAATTGGGCGAGCGGTGATCTCATGCCCCACCCATCGCGAAGGCAAGAAGACAGTCCGGCCCCGTAACGTTTTCTCATGGCGCCCCAGATGCCTCTTGAACGCCTTGTAGGACCGGCATGGAGCGCTGCTAGAGCAACACGTTCGACGTTCACGGCGAACCTCGTCGGTGATCCATTCGCGGGCGGAATGGTCCCACCAAAGGGTGCCCTCGTTCCAGTCGACAGTGACCCACATGTAGTCACGACCAAGTATGCGCGATCTAGCAGGCGCCTCGAAATCCAATGTCCACCCTCGATATACCTCGCTCATTCTGCGCTCCTGGGTTTGGTGGTGGGGGTGAACTGCGGGCAGCGATAGAGACAGCCGACCTCGGCATCCTGCCACTGCACGCCGCAGACAAAGCATTGGCCCCGCGTCTTGCTGAATGACGGCGGGTAGGGGCGGAAGTTGGCGCAGTTAGCGGCAACCCGATGTGGATATCCTACGCCCATCTATCCCTCTCCTATGTCGGGGTGGCGGGGGGTGGCGAGGATGCCGAAGCCTTGCACCGCGGCCCGCTCCAATGCCGCTACACCGCGTTCACCCGCGGCCATCAGCGCCGTCCCACACGAGGGCGACTTACCCTCGCTGCCGTCAGGGCGCAGAAACCGGATTTTGCGGGTGAACAGCACCGCATCGCACTTACGGAAGGCGTCCCAGAACCACGGCGCGGACGTGCGATCTGGCACCAGCGCAATGCCATCACCATGCGCGAAGAACCGGTCCAACCACGGCACGACAGCATTCCGGCCACCAAAAGGCGGGTTCATCCAGACGAAACCGTCCCACGGCCCGCTAAGGCTATTCGCGCAGATGAAGGATTTGGCGGGCACATGGATTGCGGTCACATCGAAGGGGGCAGCGACATCCATGTCAAAGCGTTCGCCCAGCGCCTCAAATACGGCGGGCGGGGTGTACCATTCGTCGGTCACGCCAGCGGCTTCCCAAGCACTCATGCTGCGTACCGTTCGCAAAGCTCGCGTCCCCACGAGCCCTGCCAGTCAGCTCGGCGACCGTAGCGGCGATGCAGCTTGTGCATCTCGGGCAAATTGTCAGCGCAAATGTCATCCCAGATGTCGTGCCAGACAGCGCCATACCGAATGCCAACTGGCGGCTGGTAGGTGAAGGCGTCCGCATGCACGATCGTTACGCGCTGGTCCCTGTAAGACGGACCAACCAAGGCGATCACATCCGCAGACTGCTCCACGACAGTAACGGCAGTCACCTCAGGCTTTAGAAGAACGGCGCCAAGCACCATTCCGATGCCAAGCCCGTTGATGAGGACGTGCCCCTGAGCCTGTCGGACGAACCATAGGTGATCGCGCTTCTCAGCCTGCGTGTCTGACATGACGACAGTGCCGCCCCGCATCAGGCGGGTATAGTTGCCTGCCAGCACCCCTCGCGCACCGGGCCGAAAAGCCGAGCGCATCTGATCTATGCGGGCTTGTTCTTCAGTGACGGTAAAGTGCTCAATCCGCCAAATGCCGGACTGGCCTTCTGGAACGGAAACATTAGGTATCATTGCAGCCATTCGACCCTCCTACGGTCTGTGGCAGCCCGTCCCGTTGGCGCGGGGCGGGCAACCTTCCGGTTTTCCATTCAGTCGCGCGCAGGAGGCGGAAATTGCGCCGGTTTTCCGCGAACGGAACGGCAACCCCACGCATTTCTGCGGCGTCGGAATAATTGACGGTTAACCACGCCTCTTAACCCGCGACCGACGGAAATCTGCCGTTGGCGCGCGGCTTGCTTAACCTTTCGACATGTGGACCCGCATCAGACGCCTCTTCACCATCAAGACCAAGTTCGAGGCGTTCGTCATCATCTATGGCCTCGCCATGGGGGCGGTAGAGCGCGGCATGCATTACCTGCAGCAATATCCCGGCTGGCAGGGGTGGATGCTGTTCTGCTGCTGCCCGATCGCGGTGTTCATGGTCGGCGGGGTGCTGATCGATTCGGTCGAGCGGCGGCGTGAGGAGTGGGGCCAGCCGGAATAGGGGCGCCCCAAGGATAAGTTGGTCGCATCGCGCGAGCGGGGGCTTATCTGAAAGCCCC